AAATTAAGTAATTCTACATAATCATAACATATTCAACTGTTCGCGTATAAGTTGTAAAACATCATCAAATGATATTTTATTACCTTTTGATCGTACTTTTGTTTCTTTAATAAAAACCAAGGATTTTTCTAATGTAAAATTGTATATATGATTCAATCGCTTAGCAATAAGATATAACTCTTTAACTTCAGAATTTTCAGAATCCATTCCCATATATTTAGCTACCTCATCAAAGTATTGTTCATCGTCTGGTTCTAATTTTATTTTAGTAGAATGACGAATTTTTCTTTCTTCATCCTCCTTTATCAAAGTTATCAATCTAGCCCTTTCAGCCTTTTCTTTTATTTCCTTTTGTCTATTTTTTTTGTTTTTGATGTCATCTTGCTTTACGGTTTGTTTAGCTAGGGCTTCTTTAGCTGCAGCCTCTTTAGCGGCCGCCTCTTTATCTGCAGCCTCTTTAATCGCTGCCTCTTTCGCTGCTTTTTGAGCAGCCTTTTCTTCAGGGGTTTTTTGGTTTTCTTTTTCTTTTCTTCGTTTTGCAGCTTCTTGTTTTTTTAGTTTCCTAACCGCTTCTGTAGCTTCTTGTCTGTCACGCTCTTCTTGAAGTTCTTGTTGACGAATAATTTCTTGCTGTTCTCTCATTGCAATTGCTATTCTTTGGTTTTCTCTAGCAATCCTTCTCTTAGCAGCTCTTCTTCGAGCCGAGACCAGAGTTTGTTCAGATAGATCTATTTCATCAGATGGTTGTTCCATTCCTATAGATTCTGCCACACGCAACATTCTATTTTGATTCTCTATTTCTTGAATTCGAGCCAATCTTTCGGATTGTTTTTCTAACGTTTCATCTTCCGGTGGTATTTCTGTATATGGATTATAAACAGATCTACCACTATCTAATAATTTTTTGTAGGTATCACACAAATCTCTCATTCCATTCCATATTTCTCCTCTTTGTTCATTGTACATTTCTACGAATGATCTTGTCAGAGATCTTAATTTCAAATTAGGAATGATGGATGTTATCGGCTCTCTTGTTAAAGGACATGTATTATTAGTCTGGAGCCAAATCTCAATTTCTACTCTCTCATATGAATGTCCACTATTAATTTCGACAGGATCTACCATTAAACCTTCGGTGATTGGACATACAAGATCTGCCGAAAAAGTGGTGGCAATGGTGGCTGCACGTTGATCTAGATTAAGACCAACTAATTCTCTAATAGATACATCTGTTTTTATATCGCCTCGTTCATTTTTCATTTTCTGAAGTGCTGTGTATTCAGCATTATCTTCAAGAGCTTTTTTTTCTTCTTCTTCGATATGACGAATTATATTGTCCGCGTTTTTATTATATTTTTTGGCCAGGTATTCTAGGTTTTCATCACATATATTCGAGTGTTTAATTCCAAGTATACGGGCAACTGATATAAAAAGTGATAGTCTTCTAAACATTTCTTGTTGTGCTCTTGGGTCAGGTAATTCTTCGAGATTTTCATATTTTTCACGTATCAGACTTATTTCAGGTGTTTCAGATAGTTTAGGTGAATAAGTATTGCCATTGCCTGTGTAAGTATAAACGTTGTTGACAAATGTCCATCCTTGTGGTAATTTCAGTTTACTATTTTGATAAGTATTTCGTCCCCAATATGGTTTACCCGTTGCCTTATTTGTATAATAAATTTTATCGAATCTCGTACTATATCCTGAAGAGTACAAATCCATGTGTTTAAAAAGTGAGAATATAATAATTTTTAATCATAAAATAAAACTGTTTTATAAAAGAAATTTATCTAAAAGATTTAAGGAAACTAAAAAAATGGAAAGGCAATATGAAAACCTTGTTTTCGAAGGAGGTGGTGTGTGCGGTTTTGCGTATTGCGGAGCAATATCAGAATTAGAGAAAAATGGAGTACTGTCAAAGATCAAGCGTTTTGCAGGTACTAGTGTTGGAGCAATATTTGCTACTCTTTTAGCGTCAGACTTTACAGCCAGAGAGGTTTTGGAAATGCAGAGTATTATTAGTTTTGGTGGGTTGAATAACAAATATGATGTTTCTAACGCTTTCAATCTCTTTAAAAACCTTGGAGTAAACACTACAAGCAGTATTAGAAAGCAAATAAATGCTGTTTTAAGTACTCGAATTAAACCGGACGAGACTCTATCTGGTTTGTTTGAGAAAACAGGAAAGGAACTTGTTTTAGTATCTTGTTGTCTAAATAGAGAAAAGGCTGTCTACTTTCATCACGCAACGCATGGGAGTGTTAAGGTAATAGATGCAATAATCGCAAGTTTGTCAGTTCCTGTATTTTTTAGACCTCTAAAGCTCTCCGTTTTTAATGAAGAAGATTATTTTGTAGATGGTGGTATCGTCGATAATTATCCACTTTGGATTTTTAATGATATCGATGCTCTCTATAAAAATGACCTTACTTCATTTGACCGAGAACAAGTCAGTCCGCTAACGCTCGGACTAAAATTGATCAGTTATGGTGAAAAACCGGATGGTTCTATCTCTCGAACACAGATAAATGATGTATTCAACCTTTTGGGTCTTCTTTGTAACACATTGACATCTCATGTTGATGCTGCTAATTATTCTCCTAAATATAAGGAGCAGACCATAAAGATATCAAGCGGTGATATATATTTTTTAGATGTAAATATAAATAAAGATCAAATTTCACAGTTAGTACAAAATGGTATTGATGGTGTAAAAAAATATTTCGATAATAGCTCTTGCTAAATAACATATTTGTAAATGAAGAACAAACACGGCCTAATATATAAAAAGTATTACCATCTTATTATAAAAATTATAATAAGATATATTTAATCTCGTTCAGCAGGACTGTAATAAAATTGAGTGCCATGTGTTACAGGATTTATTAGAGATTCTCCTGAAACACAAGCACGAATAAAATCTGTCCATGTTTCAAATCTAAGTAATGTTTCTGTTACTTTATATTCATTATCGTTATAATACCACCAAACATCATTATATTTAGCAATCGCAACATAATGGCAACCTCCAGTGTGCATAACCGCTCCGGAAAGAGTAAACTTATCGCCACCAAGTATAATAATTTCATCTGGAATAACCATAGTTTCATCAAGTTCTGCACCCGCGTAAGGTAATCGTTTCAAACTAAAAATTAAGTATGGTGAAAAAATAAGAGATCTAACTTGTATTGAACGGTAATAAGGAGCCTCATCGTATACATACGGATCACTCTGTAATTTACCACTATCTTCTTCCTGTATCAAAAAACCAGACAAATTAGCAACGCCTTGTTCATCACGTATCTGTTGCATTTTGTCAATATTTATCACATGAACTAATGATACAGCATCAATTATTTTTGTTTTTACTGTATCTGGATATTGTTCGAGAAGGTTAGGTAAATCTATTCCAAATGCATTTGTTAGATAACTGTCAGTAATTAAAATGTTTTTGTTTGTTGGAAAAAGATCTGTTAAATAAGTGATAAATTCACCAGCGTCTGCGGTTACACCTTCGTGATATTTTTCTTGAACAGGACAATTTTCCAACGTTCTTCGAAGTTCAGTGCAATATTCCACTTCATCTCCAGTTCTTGTAATAGATTTGTATATTTTTTTTAATTCATCCTGTATAGCTTTTCTATGTTCCAAATTTGTCTCCCAATCTTGACCGTTACAATCTTTTAATACCATTCTATTTGTTTTATCGTGTAGTGACATGTTTAGCATTTCGTCAATGAATTTTTTTGGACCAGCAAAGAACGCAAACAATGAACTGTCAAGATAACAACTGTTTGCTGTCCATTTTAACGCTCTCGGTTGATCAATTAGTGGTTCAGTAACATGTACATAATCCTCTTCTTCTTCTTCTAGAACGGGTACAAACGTTGGTATTTCCCACTGAGAATGAGTTGTTTCTTTATTTACGTAATAATAGTTCCCACACTTACTGCGTATCTTCTCCCAACCACTTGGAAGAATAGGCTCATCTTCAAAATCTGGAAATTCCAATTGTATAGTTTTCTTAGAAACATTACCATAATATATTTCCCCTGGATTCACTGTAAGACTTACATGTGCTTCCCATCCTGTTGGAAGATCTAAATCGTTAATAGAGGATTTACCCCACTGAGAAACTCCTTTCTCTTTGTTTATATAATACGCTCTATTATATCTTTTGCTTGTTCCCGTTTCCCAACATCCTTCCATTTATATATTAAAAATAATATACAAAAAAAAAATTACTTAAAATCTTCGTATAACCACTTATAGTATACAGTTTCCAAATCCAAATTTCGATAGGAAAGAAACTCTGGAGGTTTTGCAAAAGTATTACGATAGTCAAGAGCAAGATTGTGAGCCTTATCTCGCAGATGACGAGGTGTCTTATTAATTTTCCAACACACAGAACACTTTCCAACATCTACGTTACCACTTTCACCTATTTCTTTTTCCTTTCGACCATTTTGTTTTGTTAGATATATATGCCCACAGCTATCGTGACAAGCAATCTTTTCACCGAGCCTTAAACTCCTAAAAAGAGCCGATCGCGTGTCCCTAAGTTCACTTTGAGAATATGGACGTGATGGTTGAATGTAGTCACTTTCAATAGCAGATGTCATTTTATTTCAGGTACATTTGTTTTTAAACCTATTGAAGTGTTATAATAGTAGAATAGGTTTCCAACGCTGCTACAATATTACCTCTAGACTGATAATCACTTTCACCTTTTTTGTGAAGTAGTGTAACTACTATTGGAAAAGCGTCACATTTATAAGTGCTTGCTTCAGACGTAACATCCGTTCTGTTTATGACAGCGTAGAGAGGGCCTTCTCTTATCGTTTTATAAGTGTGTGAAGGCAAATTATATCTTTCTGTTAGAGATCGAGTTTGAAGAGATAACCATCTCATGTCAGATAATGGTCTCTTTGTTTCAACTGGAAAACCATCAATAAGTACAAAACATATAAGATATCTACATTCATTTCCTAGCAAACAAGCTATTTTAGTTATATACATGCTGTTACCATTTACATCTTTCATTTTAGTTAGAGTAGGATTGCCAAAATAATCTTCAAATACTTTGTACATTCTATCTTTATCAGGTTCATATGCATCTAATATTTCTCCATATTGTGCCATTTTTTACATCATATTGAACATCTTTTTAGATGGGATGAGTGATAAAACTCGATTGAGTTTTAACGCTAAAAGTAAATGTTTTCTTAATGTAAATGAATAGATTTTACAATACAGGTTTTATACCTGCAAGAGAAACACATGATAGAGTGAAACAGGGTCTTCAACAACAGGAAGTTGCAAATGTTTGTTCGCCATTTGGCACAACGTGTAATCAAAAATCTCTTTATCCTATACAGCAAGTTCTAATGGAAGTCCCTGCTCTTCCAGAGGGTTGTAATTGTTCGAATTATATTATATCTCCTTAATTATACTATTTTTGGAGTACCAAGAACCAATGCAACTTCTTTTGCGTTTTTATTTATCGTTAATTCACTTAAATCCGCTTTTTGAGCAAATTTTTTCAAACTAATATCCATATTTTTCTTGCATATCCAATAATATGTAAGAGCCGCTGCGACTGATTGAGGCCGAGCTCTATTAAGTTTTGAAGAACGATTTTTCGTTTTACGATAGAGGTCAATAACCTCATTTTTCTGAGATTGTGTAGCTGAGAATTTGTCCATTACATCATGAATGTGGTGAACCGCTGTCAACGTCGTTGTGTGTAACGGGGAATCTTTTGGTGCATTAACGTTAACAATCTTCAAACCTTTAAGACTGCTTTTCTTGTTAAGACCAAATGTTTCCATCAAATTCTTTGGTGTTTGGCACTTACCAGCCATTTTATAGGCATGATAAATGCATGCAAACACAACTGCTTTACGAGAATCTCCCCTATATATCTGCCCCTTTGTCACTTGCGAATAAATATCATTAGCCGTTGAAACGATGGTTTCAGAAAAACCCATATTTTCAACGTCCTTATTTATGCTTCTCTCCTCTGATTTACGCATTTGCACTCTATTTGGATCAGACGCTCTTTTACTATCTGAATGACCATAAAATCGCCATTCTTTTTCGTGCATGATCGTTCTGTGTATTTGTTCGCCACATTCAAGGCAACTAACTATCCCATTCTCGGTAACCAAATCAGAATGGTCACACTTTTCATCATTAGAGTCATCATTAGGTTCAATCTTTTTGGTTTCATATTCGGCAAGAGCCTGTTCGAATAGCGCAAAATCTGACATTTTTGGAGTAAATTTAGTATTATCAATATAATATTTTAAATTATTCATTTTCAACTTTCTCTCGACGTTGAAAAATCGCTTAAACGATTCGCTACGGACCATAAAATGGATCGTCTTTGTGTACTTTTGTACAGCAAATATTCACCAATGTCTACCAAATTAATGACAGCCCTTTCTGAATGTCCAATTGATCTAGGATCAACTGTTGGATTAAACCCTGTTTGTATCGATAACCAAGATATAAGAAAAAGGTTGTTGAAAAACGGAAAAATTGAAGTATCCGCTGTTCCGTGTGTACTAATAGTATACAGAACCGGAGAAGTAGAGAAATACGAAGGTAATGCAGCGTTTCAATGGATTGACGAGGCTGTTAGCAAATATGCGCCACCTCCACCTCCACCGAAAAATGAAATTCGCTCTCCACCTCCTCAGAAAAAAGAGGCTTCGGTTAAGCGTCGTCCAGTGATAGAAAAGTATGAGGAAGAAGAGGAAGAAGAAATTGAGTATATCTCCGCTCCTGAGCCCCCAAAGAAAGTAAAACATACCCAAAAATCTAAAAAACAAACTACATCAGTTGATGATCTTAGTTTTGAAGATTTTTCATTACCTGAAGAAACAATTCAAAAGTCAATTGTGAAAGGTAAAGATTTACTATCGGCAGCCGCAGCGATGCAGAAAGAACGCGATGCTGGTGACTCTAATAAGACAAAAATAAAAGGTAGTGTATAAAACGAATAACGAACATCTTTTTGTATTTTAAGTATTTAATCTTGTGAATGAGAAAATGGGAACTAAAAAAACGAAGAAGATTAATATTTGTTTGGATCTAGACCAAACTCTAATTTGGGCAGGTAACGATCAAGAGTACATGCCTGACGAGTATCCTGAACTTAAGAAAAAGGCTAATGCTGAACCATTTGGTAAAGATAATATTTTTAAGATGGATAAAGAATATACAATATTTGAACGACCTGGTCTGCAAGATTTTCTAGATTTTCTTTTTGATAATTTCAATGTATCAGTATGGACAGCCGCTAGCAAAGATTACGCGTTGTTTGTAATTAAAAACATTCTTTACAAGGAAAATCAGGAAGCTCGCAAGCTAGACTGGATATTTTTTTCTTATCATTGTGATATTTCTATACAAGAGAAAAAAGGTACAAAAGATCTAAGTCTGTTATGGAATACTTACAAATTAGATGGATTTTCAGAAAATAATACATTCATTATTGATGATTATGATGAGGTATATGAGACTCAACCTAATAATTGTATAGCTATTGCCCCGTTTAATTTTACAGATGAAGGTAGTGAAAAAGATTCTTATCTGTATAAAATACGTAAACAACTAGAATATATGCTTTCTCAACATAAAAAGGGTAAAAAATGGACTATTCAAGAAATCAATCAACAATTAGGAGTGGTCCCCAATTTAGAAAAAAAATAAGATTATAATCTCTTTACACTAAGTAAATGGAGCATGCGTCAGATATTTTAGGTGAACTACGAGATGGAGATGAGAATTACTATCGCTATGTTGGATGGAATGGTGGTGATGATCAAATAAAGAAGTATTTCAGTGATGGAACCGTGCGAATAATTAGCGCAAAAATTATAGATCTTCTTCAAGGAGTTGATCCACAGGGTAGAACTATAATCGTTCCTGATAAAACTATTCTTAGTGTCATGAATGACATTTATGAATCATATAGACCTCCTGTAGGTGATATACATACTAGATACATAGTTACTACTGGAAGTTTATATAGAGATAACTATATTCAGAACATGATAGATCAAACGATAGAAGTGATTACATCTGATGTTAGAAATACTATAGGTATCGAAGAGAATAATAAGAAATTGACTGTGTGGACAACTGTTTATGGTGATTTTAATCGTCACGGTCTTCAGCAAACTTCTCAAATCAAGATACGAAATAAACACCCGGCACATTTCCAATTTCACATGCGATATTAAATTATATAATAAAATTTAAAATTGATTATTATCAATACATTTAATTATACAAATAAACATGAAATACTTTTGTATGTCGCAAATTAATTTGAATAATAATTCGAGTGTATTTCATGGCAAATCTTGTGATAAAGATGTTGCTCTCTCTTTTGCGGATGCACAAAGTAATGATCTTTACACAAATTGCATTATTACACCATCCATTCTAAGAGCTGACATTCCTCATAAGTGTGATGTTGAGCGTTGTCCTTTATTTAGACTATATGTAAGAGATATATTTTGGAAAATTAGTGATAAAGCATTGATGTATTATGAATGCAAGAAAATTCTTAAAAAAAATCTACCCGATGACATTGTGACATACATATTAAAAAAATCTTTTATATAGGTTAGGTGCTATCAATTTTTACATATTTATATGTAAAAATTCAATGTGATAATCTACATTTCATTCCAACGAACACGTCTGTCAAGCAACTTATTTACATATTCTGACATCTCAAGCTGTTCTTTAAACTTCCTTTCAATTATTTTATCATCTTCTGTGGTCCAAGCCGGCTCTTCAAGCGAATGAGATCTCATAGGATTCCACGCAACGATATTATTGTATGGTGGGTTAAAAAACAGTGGTTGCATAATTCGCTTCATCTTCTTTCTTTCCTTGATGAGATTTTCTCTTATACACGAGTGGCAAGAATAGTGATAAGAATCTGGCGAACATTCGTTAGAACACTTGCCCGCGCACACATGAGAACACGTGTGAAGAACCATTGTAATTTCTATTCTTTTTTATATAAAATAAATTAAAATATCAATTTTATATAATCCAACGGAGAGTCGTGTACTTATATATTACTAAATGAAAATAAATTGATTTAAAGATAATCTTTCTATAGAGTAGAAGGGAAGAGCACAAGAGAGAACGTGTAAAGTCCCCAAAGCCGTGTACCAACAGCGATTCAAAAAAATTCATCTTTTATTGAAAAAAAATGGTACACAGACAAGCTTTGGGGACTTGTAATTATCATAATTGGCACAAAATTACCTCAAGTATTTCATCGATTCATATTTATAAGTCCCCAAAGCCGTGTACCAACAGCAATTCAAAAATTTCATCTTTTATTGAAAAAACAATGGTACACAGTCAGGCTTTGGAGACTCAAATAACTTTTATTTGTAATAATTTTTCATTACAAATTTTTACTCTTATTCTTACATTTTAGATCAACGGCAAAGGTTCAAATATGAAATGTCTATCTACAATAATTCCTCTATCACCGCCGTCAATATCATAGTGTATCTCACTTCTAGTGAATTCATTCGTTGATGGATTAAAAATACCAATCGTTTTGGCATGATGTGGAATAAAAAATATACGACCATCAGGTAAAAGCATACCACCTGAGTATTCACCATCGTTACGTTCGGGAGCTGGATCATATTCTATCGTATTAAATGTATTGGTTAGACAATTAAAAATACCAATCAAATTAGCTGCATTTGGAACGAAAATAACACGTCCAACTGAAGGAGAGTAAACACCACCTGAGTACACTCCCTCAGATGAAATAGTATTAAATTCATTCGTATCTGGATCAAAAAAACCAATGTTTTTAGAATTATATGGAACGAACAAGACCCGCCCACCAGGTAAACACACGCCTCCGGAATATAAGTAACCATTAAAAAGATTCGTGAGTGGAACTGTTACAAATGTGTTTGTATATGGAGTGAACACTCCGATATTCATAGAATTATATGGAACAAAAATGACACGTCCATCTGAAAGAAGTACACCCCCAGAGTAAAATCCTAGACATTTACCAGTCTCGACTTGAATTGGAATATAGATCATCTCGTTGGTATCAGTGTTGAGAATACCAATATTTCTAGAACCGTATGGAACAAAGACAATACGTCTATCTGGAAGAATTATGCCTTGTGAATAATATCTACCGCAGCAAACGGTGAGTCCACAATTGCATTTTGTACGAGTAAAATTTCGAGAGATATGCCTTAACGTCGCATTAGAAAAAGGAGTCATTTGAATTGCTTACTTATTACTTTCATTTGAAAATCGATTTTAAAAAGTTTGTAAATCCGGAGGAGAAGAATCTACGGAGGAAATAGTTTCAAATTATATTTTTTAGAATTTGAAACATTCTTGAAAAAAGAAACTCCGAAAATTTTGGATCGGCGGCTTTTAAAAATTCCCAACACACACAAAATTTGTGTTTTGGGGAAATGGAGTGTGATATAACCGTCTTTTTTTTAATGTGAAAAATTATCAACATTTTTATGTATACGTCTTTATATTTCGAAATAATTTCGGAAAGACCAATGAAATTTCGAAATAATTTCGAAATATAAAGAACTACTTTTTTACATATAAATGGAATGTGAATACTGTAATCAAGTTTTAAGAACACAATCATCATTAAAACAGCATCAAAAGACAGCAAAATATTGTCTTTTAAAGCAAAATAAAGAACCAGCAAAAGAATATTACTGTAGCGCGTGTAATACAGGTTTTACTTTAAAATATTCTTTACAAAAGCATTTACAAATATGCAAATCAAATACGCACGAAATATCTGAAGAACTCGATTTAGTTAAAAAAGATCTAGAATCGTCTGTTCATCGTGAAAAATTACTGAATAAGTCATTAGAGGAAAAGGACGAAATCATAGAAGAACAGAAAAAAGTTATAAAGGAATTACATGCAGAGTATAAGAAACGGTTAGAGATGCAAAACAAAGATTTACACGATCGGATTCAATCTATGGCAGAAAAGGCAATCGCGAAACCATCTACTGTCAATCAGAACAATACAACCCAAATAATAAACAATCTGCTACCAATAACCAATGAGCATCTTAACGAACAAGTACAATTTCTAACAAAAGAACATGTAACAAATGGTGCTATTGGATATGCCAAGTATGCACTAGAATTTCCTTTAAAGGACAGATTAGTATGCACTGACTCATCTCGTAAAAAAGGTAAGTATAAGGACTCTGATGGAGTAATTGTAACAGATCCAGAGATGACGAATATAACAAGAAAGCTATTCTTGGCTATTAAGGATCGTAATGCAGCTTTGATTGACGAACACGCTCTAGATTTGAAAACTAAATTGAACGAGTTTAATTCATGTAGTGATAATGAAATGGACGATGATGAATCTAACTCATTTTCTTCATCTACTGATCAATTAATTGATTATATAACAGCTGCTTATTCTCAAAAAAGGCAATCTAGAGAAATGTCAGAGGGATTGAAGCCTGAATTGTTTCAAGAGTTTGTTAAGGAATTATCATCCGGTTGTTTTCTTTGTAAGTGATTATTGATAGTAATTTTGCACATACCAATCATTAAGACCGGTTACTTGACATAATATATGAAATATAGCTCCGCATACAAACGAAGAGAGAGCAATCCAGATAAGATTTCTATTTGGTATAATGAACATACTCAAGGACAATATTATTGAAAGAATAATACCAATAAAAATAGCTTCTATTAAAACTGTGAACGCAGTTTTCATTTTCTCTTTTTGCAAGAAAAAAGAGAAATCAGTTAATGCATGTATATTTTATTATAAGAATTACATCAGGTAAACGTAAGTCAAAAAAAAATGAGTGTTTATTTTACTCCAAAAGCTTCTCTTTCCTCCTCACCACCACCCACCCCTTTTACTCCTTCCCAGACAATAATGAATACTTTAACGTTATTCTTTCTCAAATCTTTTTCCATATGTTCATATGCTTTATAAATGGCTGCTTTAATATGGTTTAAGTCATTCTTAAAAGCATTCCCGCCTAAAGGAGTTAAGTATAATTCACAATTACCTCGTAAAATAGCCAATCGCATAGCGCCAATATATTGACTAAATAGAGTTAAATTAGCAATTTTAATTACATTCGGTTTTTTATCATTTCCATAATATGATCTTAGTGGAACAGCAGAAGCATATACAAGATCAACGGTAGCTCCTGTATCTTTAATAAATTGATATTCTTTATTAAGACCACGCACAGGTATATCTCTTACTCCCATAATAGTCATATCGGGAAGCTTTTCTATAAACTCATCTAAGTCAACCTCTTCTTTTACTTGTAGATAACCATTTTTTAGGTAAATAGATCCTAATTCTTTTTCGTCGCCCAATCCTATGTAATTCTTTACACCCATTAGTCTGACATTATTTATACCGCTATATTCATCTATCGTAAATTGATTAGAAGCATTATGTATTATAAATTGCGCAACACCTGGATCAGCAGCTAATTGACCCCTTGGACCACCGGTGTTATCACCTATATATTCTTGTAATTTCTCTACAACTTGATATTGAGATTGATACTCTGCACCATTTAACTGAGACGGGAGAACAACCATCTTATCTTTGGTAGAGGATCTTTGAATAACATCTTGAACATTACTTTTTACTATTGTAATGTCTGGATGTATTTGATAATCTTTTTGTTCAACATAGGCTAAAAATTGATTGGCATGAAATTTGTCAACTTTACATTTTGTAATCATAACAGTAGCTATTTTTGTTTCCATCATCTTGGTTACCTTATTATCATAAGTACTTGTAATTTCCAATGTTTCTGGATTAAACGCATAGTAACCAGTTTTTTCGACTGCTGTATTTTTTTCTTTTAAAGCCCAACTTCCTCCTTCTGATAACCATTTGATTTCAACTTTATCAGGATTAAATTTGGCTGAAGAAACTTCTGTCGGTTTTTTAGTCATATGCATAGTTATATCTGCCAAAGCTGCCTTTTTCGTTTCTTCCACTTTTCTATTTGCTTCTTCCAGTTTAATTTGAAGTTCACGTTGGATTCTAGCTTCTCGGTCTTCCCTGTCTTTTTTTAATTTCATAACATGTTCTAATTCAGCTAAACTTTTTTGTTTTTCTTCTTCATCAAGACGTTTTTGTTCTTCATTGATCTTTTGAAATTCATCTAACCTTTTTCGTTGTTCCTCTATCACAAGACGTTTTCGTCGTTCTTCTTCCTCGAACCTTTTTCGTTGTTCCTCTATCACAAGACGTTTTCCTAGTTCTTCTTCCTCTAACCTTTTTCGTTCTTCATTCTTTCTTATATGTTCTAGTCTAATTCTTTCAGCTTCGTCAGATAAAGTTTTTCTGCTATCAACTTGTTGCGTTGTCGGTTTTATATTAGGAAAATCCCACTGACTGATTCCGGTAGTACTATTATAATAATAGGTTTGTTTACAAAGTGTACTCTTTTGTATCGCCCAGTTTTCAGGAAGTTCCGGATCTTTTTCTTTAGGCTTTTCCCATTGACTACGTTTTGTTCCTGCATGTCCGTAATATGTAAGACCTGTATTAGACGTAGAATTGTGAAGTTCCCATCCAATAGGTAAATCAGTATCAATTCCGGGAATAAGACCCCATGTAGACTCTCCCTTTTGAATATTTATGAAATATTCTCTTTTATATGTGTTACTCTCTCCAATTTTCCAGCAGTTTGGATTAGGATTATGTAATGCTCGTGAGGTCATTTATTATATTATAGAAAAAAAATACGAATATAAAATTGAATTAATAAAGGAAAAATATAAAAAAAGAAAAATGTATCTTTGCATGTCAGAGATCAGAGTTGGTCAAAATATAAAGATAACTCATGGAAAAGCGTTAACAAAATATATAGCAGAACGTGCAGCAGAGTTTACAGATATAAAACACGGAGGACATTGTCGTATTATTTCATGGGTTGAAAAAGCTGATACACCACATAAATGCGATGTACAAGAATGTACATTAAATAGTATATACTTGAGAAACAAGATGTGGGGGTTAGGTATAAAACTCCTCTTGTATAACGAATGTAAGAAATTTCTCGAGTCCAAACTTCCTGTTGATATTGTTCTATATATAATGGAAAAATGTTTCTGTAGAAAACAACTCAAGTTTTAGTCGTTAAAAAAATCAGTTCTAAAAATAAAGGAATATTCCTTTATTTTTAATAAGAAGAATTATCAAAGCCTCAACACTAAATGTAACGTCGACTCCTTCTGGATATTGTAATCTGTAAGTGTTCTCCCGTCTTCTAGTTGCTTACCTGCAAATATAAGACGTTGCTGTCCAGGCTCGATCCCTTCTTTATCTTGAATCTTTGCTTTTACATTTTCAATGGTATCAGAAGACTCTACCTCCAGAGTAATTGTTTTACCGGTCAATGTTTTTACAAAAATTTGCATTTTCTCTAATTATTAGATAGAAATCTTTAAATACAAATTATTTTCATTTGTTTCTAGCGCAACTACCTTTTGAATATGGACGAGTACCTTTGACTCGATGGTATCCTTTCCAACATATACTCCCAGACCTCCTCTTGGGAGACCTCCTCTTACTCCTCCTTTTACTCCTCGTTCTCCTCTTGGGAGACCTCCTCTTACTCCTCCTTTTACTCCTCGTTCTCCTCTTG